AATCAATAGTTGATACACTTGATTCTCCAAGTTTTGACGTTTCTTCCAACTTTACTTTTGATAATGGTCAAGAGGGAACATTTTATGATTATGGGACAATTATCAGAAAATCAGGAATTCAAGGACCAAGCAAAAAATTAAAAATATACTTCTCAAATGGTTTTTATGACTCAAATGACGATGGTGACATTACAACTGCAGGTTCATATAATACATTTGACTATGCCAAAGATGTTCAAACAATTAATGGTATAAGAAATACTGATATTATTGACATTCGACCAAAAACTTCAACATTTAGTGTTTCCGAAAATGCGACTAGATCTCCTTTAGAATTCTATGGAAGAACTTTCAATCAATTAGGAAATTCTGCAAAGAATATTCTTGCTTCTGATGAAACTATTTCTACAACTTTCTCATTCTATCTCGGAAGAATTGATAGAATTTATCTAACAAAAGATGGGCAACTTCAAGTTAAATATGGAACTCCGTCAGAAAAACCAGAGAATCCAGTTTCAGTCGATGATGCATTAGAAATTGCAAATGTAAATCTTCCTCCATATCTTTATAATATTTCACAAGCTTCAATTCAATTTTTGGAGCACAAGAGATATAGAATGGTTGATATTAAACAACTTGAAAATAGAATTAAGAATCTTGAATATTATACTGCCCTATCATTACTTGAAACCAATACTGCTAACCTTTTCATTCCAGATAATAACGGATTGAATAGATTTAAGTCAGGATTCTTTGTAGATAATTTTACTTCTTTAACAGTACAAGAGGACTCGGTTCTTTATAAGAATAGTATTGACATTAGAAATAAGCAATTAAGACCAAGGCATTATACAACATCAATTGATTTAACTAATGGACCAGTTTCGGGATCAAATTTGGCAACTGCTGATTTTACTTCTCTTCTTGACAGCAATAATATTAATATAATAAAGTCTAAAGATATTATTACATTATCCTACAGCCAAATTGAATGGTTATCACAAACTAATGGAAATCAGAATGTAAAAATTATTGAAAAGTCTCCAAGTTTTTGGCAAAGTACGATGGAGATAACTCCATCATCAGATACTTGGATGGATACTGTTAAACTTGAGTCAAAAAACATTCAAACAGATGGAAGCACTGAACAAATTTTGGTAAGTGCTACAAAAACAATAAATATTGATCCACAAGTTGGATTTGCTCCAGTAATTTGGAACTCGTGGGAATCAAACTGGGTTGGCAAAGAAATTTCTAATACTGCCAAAACATTGAATAACTTATCTGGATGGAAATTTGGAAATGATGTTAAGGAAATAAATCAACCACAAACAAACACAGTCGTCCAGAATAACATTAGAGATTCTCAAGCAATTAATGCACAATCACAATCTACAATAAAAACATCTGGATTTGAACAATTTGATAGTTCTTCTGTTGGAGATCGTTCTGTAAATAGAAATCTAGTCTCATATCTGAGATCTAGAAATATTCAATTTGTTTGTAAGAACGTCAAAGCAGCAACACAAATTTATGCATTTTTGGATGGTATTGATGTAACAAAATATTGTGTTCCAAAATTATTAGAGATTGAAATGTTGTCCGGCACATTTGAGGTTGGTGAAAAAGTTTTAGGAGTAATTCAAAAAACAGGATTAAATCCAAATATTGGACAAGATGATGCCAAAATAACTTTTAGAGTTGCAATAGCAAATAGAAAGGAAGGACCATATAATACAACAACAGATAAATCAACAGTATATACAAATAATCCATACACAAATCAACCTTTACAATCATCATATTCTTCAACATCAACTATTTTAAACGTTGATACATTTTCTCTCTCATATCATCCACAAGGTGAATATAGTGGATGGGTTGAAACTGGTATGATTTTAGTCGGACAGACCAGTAAAGCACAGGCAAGAATAACTAACGTTAGATTGCAATCGGATTCAACACATACTCTGATTGGTAGTTTGTATATCCCAAATCCAAATACAAACACTCATCCAAGATTTGAAACTGGAAATAAAATTCTCACACTTACCAATAGTGCTTCAAATGATAAAAATTCTGCGACAACAATTGCTGAAGAAGCATTTGTTTCAAGTGGTGTTATTGATACTATTCAGGATAACATTATCTCAGTCAGAAATCCAAGAATTCAAAATAAACAACAAATTCAAAGCACTTCATCTTTAGCAACATCTGGAACACAGACATCAAATAATTCATCTATCACCTCATCAAATAATCAATCTATTGCAGCTTGGTCAGATCCATTAGCACAATCATTCTTAGTTGATGATTCGACTGGAGTTTTTATTACTAGTTGTGACATATTCTTTACTGCAAAACCAACCACAACAGGAGATAATACTCCAGTATCTATTCAAATTAGAACAATTGAAAATGGTTTTCCATCACAAAAAATTCTTCCATTCTCTGAAGTTACATTAGAAACACCATCAGTGAACACATCTACCGATGGTTCAGTTGCAACTGAATTTTTATTTGATGCTCCTGTTTATTTGGAAGGTCAAAAAGAATATTGCATTTGTTTGTTATCAAACTCCGATCAATATCAAGTTAGGGTTTCTAGAGTTGGTCTAAATGATGATTTAACAGGTTCAGCAAGAGTTTCGAATAAATCAAATTCTGGTCTGTTATTCAAACCACAAAATACTTCTAGACAATGGGAACCAAGTCAATTAGAAGATCTTAAGTTTATTTTGAATAGGGCTAGTTTTGTAACATCTGGAAGTGTTGAATTTTACAATCCAGAATTAACTGAAGGAAATAAGCAAATACCAACGTTGATGCCCAATTCTCTTACTTTACTCTCCAAGAGAATTAGAATGGATCTAGATACTCCAATTAGTCTTGTATCCATATCTCAAGGTAATACAGTTATTCAACAAGGATCAAATGCGACAGGAAACTATGTTGGAGCAGCAGGAAGTGCATCGGGCACGTTGAATATTATCAATGCTGGAATTGGTTACACACCTACTAGTGGTTCATTGACCATTAATGACATAAATCTAGTAACCATTACGGGCAACGGCAAAAATGCAACTGCAAATATAACGGTATCAAATGGAGTTGCTGTTGCTGCAACTATTTCAAATGGTGGAATCGGATATCAAGTAGGTGATGTTGTATCAATTGACCAATTTGGATCTGTTGCTGTCGGTAGAAATATAAGACTTTCTATTGTTTCTACTCCAAGTACAAATCAATTAATACTCGATAATGTACAGGGAGATTTTGTAGTTGGATCTGGTAATACAGTTCAATATATCAATAGTTCTGGAATAACAACTGCATTTAATGGTGGAGGAGTTTCAGTAAGTTCAATTGAAACAATCAATGATGGTTTACATATCAAAGTTAATCATCAGAATCACGGAATGTATTCTAGTGATAACTATGTAAGAATTTCTGGTGCTCTACCCGATGTAAAACCATCTAAATTATCTGCCGCTTATAATTCAGATTCGACTGGACCCATTAGTCTTGAAAGTGCAAGTGCATTTACAACTTTTGAAAATGTTGGAGTTGGAACAACAAATTATGGATATGCACTAATCGGAGATGAAATTATTAGATATGAATCGGTTTCGGGTAATTCTTTAGGTGGACAAATTGTTAGAGGATCCATTACAAAAAATTATCCCGTTGGAACTCCTGTTTATAAATATGAGTTGGGTGGAGTATCATTAAGAAGGATAAATAGTACTCACTATTTGAATAATGTTACAGTATCAAATCCAATTACATTTGATTCATATCACATAAAACTTGATATGAGTTCCAATACTGGAACTGGTAGAACTTCGGGTATAGGATATCCAAAACTTTATATCAATGAATCAAAATCTACTGGTGGATTTAATATTAAAGCAACACAAAATATTCCTTATGAAATTATTACACCAATTGTACACAATTTGACTTTAAGAGGTACTTCGATAAGTGCCACATTAAGATCAGTCACTGGTACAAGTATAAGTGGAAATGAAGCCTCTTTTGCAGACAATGGATTTGAACCAGTTAGTATTGGAAAAGCAAATTATTTAAATACTCCAAGATTAGTTTGTTCTAAGGTAAATGAAGATGAAAAATTAGATAATCTTCCTGGAAATAAATCTCTTAATCTTAAATTACAACTTGATACCACAGATTCAAAATTAAGTCCAGTAATTGATGCACAAAGAGTAGATGCAATATTAACTTCAAATCGTATCAATAGTCCAATTTCCAACTACGCAACTGATTCCAGGGTAAATACAATTGATCAAGATCCATCTGCGTTCCAATATATATCAAAAGAAATTAATTTAGAAAATAGTGCAAGTTCTATTAAGATTATATTAAATGCTCACATTAATCAATACTGTGATATCAGAGCATTATATGCAATTAGTGATAAATCTAACTTCAGTCCTATTTTTGTTCCATTCCCAGGATATTTAAATTTAAATTCTAAAAATCAAGTAATTGATTTTGAAAATAATGATGGTCGTTCTGATATCTTTATAACTCCATCACAATCTTTGGGATTTGAAACATCAGACGTTGAATTTAAAGAATATGCATTTACTGTAGATGGACTACCATCATTTAGGTCTTATAGAATTAAATTAATCTTAACTTCAACAAGTCAAGTTTATGTGCCAAGGGTTAAGGATATCAGAGTTATTGCTTTAGCATAATATGAATTATGCAAAAGTAGAAGGGTACTCTCATCTTTTGAGAGATGAGAGTACTAATTCAATTATTAACACAAATATGTCAGAATACCAAGAGTATATCTCAAGAAGAAATTTGAAAAATGAAGAGAATCAAAAAGTACAGAATATGGAAGAAGAACTTGCTAATATAAAAAGTGATATGGATGAAATTAAAACATTACTTAGGAGTTTAATTAATGGATCCAAATGAAATTAAATTAGAAGATTTATCAAAGAGTTTTGAATATACAAAAGCATGTATTGAAATTGATTCTGTTGAAGAAGTTGATAAATTAAGAGATATTGCTAAGGCATATATGAAACTTTATTTAAAACAGCAAGAAGTCATAAAAGACATTGCAAATATTAAACTATAAATATTTAAAAAGTAGAAAATAATGGCGCAACCATCTACTAGACAGGAATTAATAGACTATTGTAAAAGAAAACTGGGAGCGCCAGTTTTGGAGATCAACGTTGCTGATGAGCAAATTGATGATTTAGTTGATGATGCCATACAATTTTTCCAAGAAAGACATTTTGACGGAGTATATCCAGCATTTTACAAATACAAATTAACACAAGCAGATATTGATAGAGGTAGATCTAGAGGTGGTGGATCTTCTGTCGGTATTGCAACAACATCAGTCACAACAAATATCGTTGGAACAGCAACAACTTTTACTTATGAAGAGAATAGCAATTATCTTCAAGTTCCATCCAATATAATTGGTGTAAATAAATTATTTTTATTTGATGGAGCAAATACAATTACCCACAATATGTTTAGTGTTAAATATCAACTATTTTTGAATGACGTTTACTATTGGGGTACAACTGAACTTTTAAGTTATGCAATGGTTAAGACATACTTAGAAGATTTAGACTTTTTATTGACTACACAAAAACAAATTCGTTTTAATAAAAGGCAAGATAGACTTTATTTGGATATTGATTGGGGTTCAGTGAGTGCTGGTCAATATATTATCATTGATTGCTACTCAACATTAGATCCAAATGATTATTCTAGAGTTTGGAATGACTCGTTCCTAAAACCATATTTAACTTCATTAATTAAACGTCAGTGGGGTCAAAATATGATGAAATTTACTGGTGTTAAACTCCCTGGTGGAGTTGAATTGAATGGTAGACAAATGTATGATGATGCTCAAAGGGAAATTGATATTTTAATGGAGAAAATGTCTAATACTTATGAACTTCCTCCATATGATATGATAGGTTGATCAAATGCTCAATCCATTCTTTTTACAGGGATCTAAAGGGGAACAAGGATTAATACAGGATTTAATTAATGAGCAACTTCGTATGTACGGAGTGGATATTCATTATTTGCCAAGAAAATATTTAACTGAAAAGAAAATTATAAAAGAAGTTATAGAATCTGCATTTGATGAGGCATATCCATTAGAAGCATACATTGAAAATTATGAAGGATATGGTGATAATACCACTATTCTTTCAAAATTTGGTATACAAGCACTCAATGAGTTAACAATTACAATATCAAGAGAAAGATTTGAAACTTATATAGTCCCTCTCATCAAAAACAGACCAAATATTAAATTAGGAACTAGACCAAAAGAAGGAGATTTAATATATTTTCCACTAGGTGATAGATTATTTGAAGTAAAATTTGTAGAGCATGAGCAACCATTTTATCAACTACAAAAAACTTATGTTTACACCTTAAAATGTGAACTGTTTAGATACGAGGATGAAGTTATTGATACTGGAATTGATGAAATTGATGATAATATTTCTGGAATTGGAACAGATAGTGTTGATAGTGGGGTTGCTATAACACAAATTATAAACATGGTTGGTGTAGGTTCTACTGCTACAGCCACTACATCATTACTAAATGGTGGAATTAGATCTATTACAGTTACTAACAGAGGTGGTGGATACTCAAGT